ATAGCGCCGAGTATCGCCTGCACTCTCGCCATCTTCGAGCCGATAGGCTGTACTGCTATCACGCCCGTCATCTCATAACGGAGCATTCTGATAATCGCCGAACCGTTCGCCTTGTCCTCGACCAAAGTCGTTTTGCATTCAGGGTACATAGCCCGAAGTCGCCGTATCTCCACGATGGTGTCAGGAAACGACAAATGCTTCTTTACCGCGTCTATAAGGTAAATGTCAGCGTCCGTCTTGCCCCATACCTGTATCGCTACGAAGTCGGACTGGTCTTCATCCTTGAAAGCCGCGTCCACGCTCATCACCCATGTGTTTATCTGCGGAAGTTCTTCGTAGTATTCCCACCACTCACGCTGAATGATGTTACCTTCCATAGCGGTAGGGCGACCCTGAAACAGCGCGTTCCATGTCATCGAACCTTCGAGTGAAACAAGCCCCTTCTTGTATTCCCGAAGCCACGCGTTGTCTTTGCCGATTTCAGGACACAGTGCATCGCCTATCTTGCGTCTGCACAGCGTTCCCGTCTCGTCACGCCAGCAGAACGGCTCTTTCTCGTCCTCGCACTCACACGGAAGGTTCAACAGCTTGATGTTCTCTTCCTCTTGTAAGAGCCTTCCCGCCAAATCATCTTCGTGCCACCGCGTCATTATCAGAATGACTTTGGCGTGCGGCGCGAGACGAGTCTTGAATGACATGAGCCACTCTTCGTATATCAGGTCGCGCCTCGATTTCGAGAACGCTTCTTTCTTGTTCTTTATCGGGTCGTCTATAATCATCAGATTCGCAGGCTGACCCGTTACACCAGTACCGACACCACGGCTTATCATCCCGCCGTGCTTTGAAGTCTCGAACTCGACCGCCCTGTTGTTGTCCTTCGCGAGCGTCAGCCCGAAGACATCATCACCGAATTCCTCTATCTTTCTTCGGTTGCGTCGTCCGAACTTGATAGCGAAGTCCTCGTTATAGGAAATCTCTATGACGTGGTTCTCAGGATGCCGTCCCAAGTACCACGACGGAAGGCTCTCCGTAACGCTTTGTGACTTTCCATGCTGTGGCGGCGTCGAAATCACTAATATCTCGTATGGCTTCTCCGTCGGTCGCTCTACAAAGTTCTGTACATACCGACATAAGAACCGATGAAAGCGGGTCTTCTTCCATGCGCCCTGATGGACGTGATATACATATTCGCAATAGTCTGTCTGCAGTACAGCGCGATAAGCGTCGACTGCACTTATATTTGCCATCCACACCCTCCCGTCGCCATCACGCTAAGTGCCAAAGCACTTTTCGGATTTTTTCAAAATTTTTTCGCATCGAGTCCAATAAATCACCCTCAGTTGGGACTTGACCTACTACTCCCAACACGACCCGAAGTCGTTGCCATACGCACCAATGAAAAAGACACTCTTGACGAGTGCCTTCTTCGTAGTAAGGAGTAAGTATGTTGAAGAGTTCCCAATGACTGCTCATTGCCATGTGTTTTCAGGTGCGTTCCGATTTGCAGATACGTTTTCAGAGCCGTTCCGATTTGCAGATACTCTATATATATATAGGAGAGAGCGCGCGCCCGCGTTTGGGACGGAACAGCTTCGTCGCCCTACCCCCTGCCACCGAATTGCCCCTGCCGCCAACTCTCTTCCTTTTATATATAGGGCGTCCATCGACTTTGTGAGCGGGTTATGTACACTATGTGCAATGTGTGTCATGTATCCGCGCCCACCAGTCAGCATTCAAGAGCGGCGGCGCTCATCTGCATGCACCCATCCGAAAGCCTATCGGCGGCAATGCGGAATGATTGCAGAGCCTGTCGCGCTCATTGCTGATACTGTTCTCTACTTGTAATGATGCTGACATTATCCACACTTGACAAGGCGTACCGCTCAATTTGTAGGCTGTCAGACAACTTTTTTCAATTTCCTATTGACGGCGTATATACTCATGAGTATACTTGTACTTGACAGGACGCCCCCTGTAGCCAACAGGGGCGACACTCACAGCACACAGCAGACAGAAAGGAAAGGTAATCATCATGTCAATCACACTTGAAACCATCAACAGCATTTTCAATAGTGCATACCCATCAAACGGCTTTAAGCACAACAACAGCAACGATGCTATCATTGACGCACTCAACGCAATGCAGACAACAGAAGACGAAGTTTTCGAATATACCCGCACTGGTGAGTTCAGACTTCACGCACAAGGCTATCACGCGCTCAGAGGACTCAAGGCATATATCAAGGCTAAACGCGGCGGGAAAATGCCGACGCCGAGAAAAGCCGAGCCGAAACCGAAAAAGGCAGAGCCTAAAAAGGCAGAGCCGAAAGCCGCCGAGCCTATGCCGCCACACTTCATTAAATGTACTAATGTAATCGGCATTGCGGGACGTCCCCTGCTGATGACAGGACCTGCAGGAAGCGGCAAGTCGTACACAGCGGAAAAAGTCGCTACAGAGTGCGGCGCTACAGCATTCTATACGCAGTCAAAAGTGTCATTCGACACCGACTTAAAAGGCTACATGGACGCCTACGGAAACTATGTACCTACAGCGCTTTACAGAGCAATCAAGCGCGCTGACAGCGGCGAGAAGACGGCGTATTTCCTCGATGAGATATTTGCAGGGGACACAAGCTGTTTAACAGTAATTAACGACCTGCTGAGCGACGGAAAAATGACGTTTCCTAACGGCGAAACACTCAGCGCCGCCAACCTTATCATAATGGCGGCAGACAACACTAACGGCAACGGCGCTACGAATCAGTACAACACCCGCAACAAGGCAGACAAGAGCTTTCTTAACAGATTCGGATGTGTATTCGTAGACTACGACAAGAACGTCGAAAAGAAGTTGTCACGCGGGCATGACGATATTCTGGAATTCATCAGAGCAATCCGCGCCGCATCTGAAAAGAATGACCTTGATATTGTCGTATCGTACCGCTCAATCGACGCGATGGCAAAATACGCCGACGCGGGCATCGACTACGCAGAGACAGTTAACACCTTTGTATATCAAGACGCGCTGACAGATGATGATAAGGACACACTGAGACAGGACGCAAAAATCGCGCGCCTTATCGCAAAAGGCAACCCATACGCAATGGCTATGTAAAGCCCTGCAGGACGTCAGCACACAGCACACAGGAAAGGAAAAGGTGCAATCATGAAGAGCTTCGAAAAGAAATTCGGAAAGTACAATGCACGCATCGAAAAGTTTAGCGGCATTGACGAGATGGTAAAGTGGGTCGAGCGCACACCATCAGACGAGGGCTTTAAAGATATCGTCAGCGGCACTCACGAAGTAAGAAAGGGCTTTAATGGCGTCGACTCTTACGAGCAGGCGCGCGACTACATCAGAAAAGGCGTCAACATGAAAGACGTTAAAGCGGCTATCAATACAGGAAGTCGTGACTACAGCAAAAAGCAGAACGTCAGACACATCAGCGGCGGCGCGCCTTGCGTCCCTGCCGCCGTAGCATCCGACCCGCGCGCAATGTATCAGAGACGTAACACACAGATAACAGGCGCGTACAACGTATTTGTAAATTGCGGCTATAATTGCGGCGTCACACCGCAGGAAGCAAAAGACGCAGGGCTTAAAGTCCTGCAGGAAGTGCTGAGAATATCGGCTATAAAGCCTGTTAATCTGTATGTAGGCGCTACGGCTATCGACAACGAACGCAAAAACATTATCGGCTACGGGATGCAGATAATGGACGCGGGCAAAGCATTCAATGCGGCGCGCGTATCCTACGCACTGACACACTGCGGATTTTTCAGAGTATTCGGTTTTGCATACTATGAGCGCACACGCGGGATGTGGTCAAGCGGCAACGCGGGAACACTCGGAAGCGCACTTGTAAAGTATGACGAAGACCTTAACAGGAAAGTATTGAACGGCGCGTTTAAAAATATGCTGTTCGTAAACATTGCCGAAATCGTAGACGGCAAAAAGGACGCGCTCAAGGAACTCGAAAACATCAGATAGCAGGGACGCGGCGAAAGCCGCACCCTGCAGATATCAGAAAGCACACAGCAGCAGAAAGGAAAAGCGACATGGACATCAACATCAACAGCACCGCGCTCGCGGAATCAATCACAGAGCGCATAAAGCAGGAAGTCCCATGGACTCAGACATGGGTAGAAAGGGACGGCTTTGGCGGATATAGAAACGCCCGCACAAACGAGCCATATGGAATAATCGAGACGCTGACTTTAATGGCGCAAGAAATGCACGACGAAATCATAGGCACTGAAGACGATTGGTCGGAAGTCGGATATAAAGTTTGGGACTCTAAGCCGAGCGCAATAATCCTTAAAGAAGGTCAGACGCTCGAAGACCTATTTGATGAAGATGGGGAATTTCGCGAGGGCGTCGGCGTCAGAGTCTATGGAAGTTCTGCAGTCAAAGATAAAAAGGACAATTCGCCATATCCTAATAGCGGCATCAAGGCATATCCGAATATAGACATGCCGACCACGCGACTTGATGAAGTTCTGAAAGCATACTATGAAGCAGAGGGCATCGACTACGCAGAAGAAGAAGGCTCGCAGTCATACTTTGCACCCGAGGAAGATATCATCCGACTCCCTGCAAAGAAACAGTTCACGAGCCTGTCGGGATATCTCGCAACGAAAGCACACGAGACCATACACAGCACAGGCGTGTACGCCAGCTGCAACCGCGAAGCATC